TAATGGCAGCTAAGTACCCAATCGCCGGAGAAACACCGCAGGGTCGGGCGTCAGCGATCATGCTAATTGGGTACGCCACGAGCGGCTACGAACTCCACATTCCAATGAATTTTCTTGGAAACAAGGTTATTGTTGAAGATCCGCCTCTTTCTAAATATTCGCTTTCTCCAGACTCCGATCCCGCCCCTGTACGCGCCGGTGCTCGAAAACTCAATCAGACTCAGCGATTCTGCAAGTGTATCAAGAAGGTTCGCAAGACAGTGAAGAATGAAAAAGGTCCGATTGCGATTTGTGTTAATTCTGTTTTGCAGACAAGGGGCCGAACTCTAAAGAGGTTCACGTGTGGGCGGAAGGGAAGGGTGATTACGCAGAAGGCAAAGCATTAAGCTTCTCAAGTGCCTTCTTAGCTGCCATCTGTTCTGCCTTTTTACGTGTTGTGCCTTCACCAAACTCTACGTTGTTTCCCTTGAGCACAATGCATACCCGAATCCGACCATCATCGTAAGGATCTAGCATTGTATAGGTTGGAGTGCAACCGTATTCTCGCTGACAATACTTTTGGTAAATGTCCTTGTAGTTTGTAATCGTGGTCACAACATCCTGAATGTCTAGATAGGCTTCCAGGACGGTCGTGACGAATGGATAGACAATGTTAAATCGGTTTCCGCAATCGGTCCATAATGCACCAATGAATGCCTCAAAGATATCACCCAACTTCTGAATGTTCTTACGTCCATTGATTGCTACAGACTCTTCGTTATGGCGAGAGATGACATAATACATGTCCAATCCAACCTTTTGACACAAAGCACCAATCCGTTCATTGTTCACAAGTTCCTTACGAGCATCGGTCAGGAACCCCTGCTTCTTCTCCGGATACTTCCGACGCAGATAGGTGGCTACACAAACACCCAACACCGAGTCGCCTTCAAACTCTAGGCATTCATACGACTCATCTTGTAGAGGCATTACGCCAGATGGACACGGAGCAAGAGACGCCGGTCGTCCATCGGGTGTGGTATAGTCAGATCGCTTGACATAGGTTGTATGAACCATTGCAGTCTGGAAGATCTTCTGGTTTGAAATCCTGTAGTGTGGTAGTCCGTGACGATGGAGAATGCGGTGAATGTCCTTTTCAGTGAAGAACCGATTCCTAGGATTATAAGGTGAGTATACATCGCTCATTTGATTTAGGTGTTATTTCCAATCTTTTATCCGTTTTCTTACACAATGGGAACCGCTCAGTCGATGATGTATACGGCCCTGCCGGATGCACCTCCTAAAGTTCATCCAGGCGGATTCATTGATGTATCCACCGTGCGATACAGGAGTGCTTGGAAACGAGACATGGCAATCGGGTTTGTCTTCTTCAACCCCGCAAAGTCCAAGCGTATGTTGATGAACTACTTCTACACAATTGAAAAGCTAAAACTTGCAAAAATCCCATACTACACTCTTGAGTTAGTGTTCTACAAGAGCGAACCAGAGATCAAGAATGCCTTTCATGTATATGGTAAGTCCCATATGTTTCACAAGGAGAGGTTATGCACTCTTCTAGAAGGGATGATCCCGTGGTATTACTCCAAGGTGATGTTCATGGATGCAGACATTATCTTTGGTAATCCAGACTGGTATAGTGAAGTATCAGATGCACTGTATGATCACGATGTTGTTCAACCATTCACCACTGCAGTTTGGATGGATCTAACCTACACCAATGTCACACAGATACGTGAATCAGTGATCTATATGGATAAGAAAAAGACGTTTGATCACAAACTACATCCTGGATTTGCGTGGGCATTCAACCGCAAATGGTATAAGAAGGTTGGATTTTTTGAATACGGAATTACGGGTAGTGGTGATACATTGTCTGCCGCTGCGTGGTTGGGTATCAAGTTTCCAACTACATACCTCAAGCCCGCTCTGGTTCCGGCATATGAAGAGTTTGACAAACAACCCAAGCCAAAGATTACATGTACATCCGGAGCTGTCTACCACCTCTATCACGGAACTCACGTGAATCGCAAATATGTCGACCGCCACGCCATCCTCGATGGAATCAAGGATGTTCGCAAGATTATTCGTCCCAACTGGAGTGGCGTCTGGGAGTTCAGTGTTCGTGATATGTCCGACAAGCTCCTAAACTACTTCGTCGAGCGGGTGGATGACGGGTACTGAAGTCCCCTTGTGGGATGTAGCACTTAAAAATATTGTGTTAGTGATATTCATATCACGTTGATGGTGAAGCCTTTGTCTACTCTGGCTACTCGTCTGTTGAGCACAAATGGTTCGCTCGTGTGTAATCTTACGCGTATCCAGAGTGGGTTTCTCCCACGTGAAAACCTGGACCAAGCAAAACGTCATCTAGCAGATATTCAGCGAACACTTCATGAGATCGAGATAACTCTCAATCCTTCTTCTTCACAACCTTCAGCTCAAATCCGTAATCAGTCTCCACCATCTTTGCCTCTTGGCGTTTAACAATCTCATTCATAACCTCCTCAGCCTTCTGAGGCATCAACTCATCCAAATACATCTTCAATTCTTTCTTGGAGAGCGTCCAACCCTTCTTCCATTGGTTTGGACGTTTGACCGCAAAGACCATTCCGGAGCTTGATAGATTAATCTTGTCGGGGAGTGCTTCACGGGAAGTCGCATAGAGGGCTGCGAGATCCAGTTCGACTGTGCGACGCTGATCGCGAAGCTCGGAAGCAGCCGCATTAACATCATTGAGTCGGCGAGTAACATCTGCATAGGCGGAGAGAACGGGTTTAAGGGCATCCATTGTGATTTGATCTTTCCTGGTTTAAAAGTATCCGTTTTATACCAAGGAATGTCCTGGCTTGACACAGAGGAGATTGAGCGTCTCCGCACGGTTTACAACAAAGAACACCCAAAGGAAGATCCCGTTCCCAAGGGCACTCCTGAAGAAATGTGGACAAATCTTCAACATCGTCTTCACGATAAGTGCACCACTGGATCCGCTGAATGTATTGTGACCTCACTTATGCAACGACCTCGTGCTCCAAAACAATGGGCGGTTAATCGGTATGAGTGGTTATCATCAGATGATATTGATCACGTTGAAAAGAACTACATGGAGATTTTTCCAAAGTATTTCTTTGTTGGATGCATTCCGATTGACTTTGACTTAAAGTCTGAAACACAGGAGTGTATTGTGAGCACTCTTTGTAGTATGAAGCTTCCAGAACTGGCCAAAAAGGGTCATGAACAAATTGGTATTGTATTTAATACCGATCCCCATGATGGTCCTGGTGAACACTGGATTGCTCTGTTCTGTGATGTCAGAGAGGAACTTGAATATCCTCGGATTACGTATTTTGATTCTTACGCCCATCAACCCGAAGCTGAGATCAAAGTCCTGATGCGCCGCTGGAAGGAACAGTGGGACAAGACTGGCAAACATAAGCAGGGTATGAAGATGACATTTAATGCCACTCGACACCAATTCAAGGATTCTGAATGTGGAATGTATTGTTTGTATTTCCACCATTGCTGTCTTATGGAAATCCCTATGGAAGAGCGTATCCCCGATGAGGTTGTCAATGCCTTCCGTGGTCTTTTGTTCAAGATGCCAAAATTACCTTCCGAGAAGAAGTAATGGAGACAGTTCTTGCAGCGGCCCTTGTTGGCGTTCTTGGTTATACGATTTGGCGTGAGACAAAGGATGAACATGAAGAAACAGCCCCACCTCCAGAGCCCAAACGTCTCTGCGACTATGTAATTCGCGGTGGCACCTACGAACCTGCTTCCGAGGTTGTGGCAACAGGTCGTAGGCTTCTAGAGGTTCATCTATATTCAGATGAGAACGGAAACCCAATCGTTTCTAAGGTTCCTCTGAATGGCGGATATGATTATGCATACGATAACTGGACGTTCGACTCGGTCTGTGTAGCCTTGATTCAGGCATTTCCCAGTAAACATCCTTTCATCCTATCGATTGTTCCTCATACCACAAATGTGGTGACGCTTAACAAAGCTGCAGACTGTCTGAAGACAACTGTTCATCGTAACTTGCTCCCTCAAGAATACACAGATCCGCAAACTATTCAGATCGAAGCACTTGCAAATAAGCTCATTATTGTTTCAGGTGGTGTGCAGGGATCTGAGCTTGCTGACTTAGTGAACATGTCCTGGACAGATTCTCACCTCCGTCGCCTTACATTTGGACAGGCGGTTCACCCTCGTGATTACTCCGAACTCGTAGCGTTTAATCGTAACTCGATTACACTTGTCGCGCCAGACCCTGTATTTGGAAAGGAGGGCATTAATCCAGAGGTTGCTACTGCGTATGGATGCCAATGGATTCTATTTGGGTCCACGCCGGGTCTAGTTGAAAAACCGGCGGGGCTCCAATAACTTCTTGAGCATTAAACAAAATGGCAAATAAGTGGCTCGCGCATGTGAAGAAGACGATGAAGTCCCACAAGGGAAAGAAGTTCGGCGACATCCTCAAGATGGCTAAGAAGACCTACAAGGGTGGTGCAGATGTCACGCCCCACAGTGACTTCGGATTCAATGCGGATATCACAAATGCTGGCCCAAACAGCACAAGCCCGTTCCACCCGTCCGATTCCGCACCCGCCGGTGGAAGCCGCAGGTCTCGCAAGTCCCGCAAGACTCGCCGCGGTGGAATGGACTACTAAAACGGAAATCTCTGAGTGAAAGCAAACCACTTCAAGATGGATCCACCTAAGACACGTCGCGAGTCAAAGAAGACTGATAAGGAGAAGAAGGCAGATGTCTACTCTGCAAAACACGCACGATTGCAAGAACAAGCTCTAGCGAACTCCAAGAATAAACCCAAATCAAACAAGTAACCTAGAATGAGAAACACGGAAGGTCTTTCGGTGATCACGGTCCTTTGTACGACCACTCGCCGTTTTCCTACACGTTTTTCCATGATACGTCTTTTTGGAGCAACCGCTCCTGAAATACGCAAGATGATGAGAAAACCCCTTGAAAGACGGCATAGGTGATCCAACCTTTTTTGACAACGCACTCAACAATCCATACATCCATTTCATATAGGCCTTTCGTGATGCTAGTTCAGGTTCGTGAGCCGTAATGTACTCTGCATAAACCTTGCGAAGTTCGGGAAATGGGTATGTATGATGAAGTGCGTGTAAAAAGGTCCTCTGGGTTGCCATCTGTTCGGGTTCAGGAGACTCAGGATAGTTCGCCGCAATAGACCCAAGAAAGTCGCCGCCTGGAACCGCAGTGGGCTTGAGGGTCATGTAATGCTTTTTAACAGCGTCAAACTCTGGATCAGGACCAGGATCTATGACAGCTGGATCATCCTTGCACTGTGTTCGTAGTTTGTTGTTCACCATATTGTGAATGTCATACAACCACCGCCCAGGGTCGCCACGGAGGGGGTGCTTGTGGACGAACTCGGTCGTCGAAGCCCTGCAATATTTACAAGGCAACACATCCTTCATCTGATTGAGAACATCGTCGGGATGTTTGGAGGT